TGATCTTAAATGATGCATAGATTCCGTCTTTTTCTTCGTTAAATTTTTGCATGCGGCCTATTGGGCGCTCTGGTGAATGTTGCATAAGCATCTTGACCTTGCCAGGATCGCCTATATCTATTGAGCCTTTAGCGAATACGACCTTACCAACGGAAGTATTGCCTACCTCTTCGAAAGGTACGATTTTGCCAGCGATAACTCTGCGCTCTGTATCGGCAGCTTCTATATGGCTACTGAATGTAAGTTTCATTATCTTCTTCTCTTCCGTTAGGTGTTAGGCTTTCCATTTGCTTTGCATCATCTAAGTCAATTAAACCTAGATTTAACATTTTTTCTATTGCTTCTAGGCGTTTAATAGTGTCAGCTCTTAAGAATGATTCTTCAATTTTAAATTTTACAAAATGTCCTCGTGGCGTGACGTCATCTAAACTGAGCCTATCCTCAATCGCACAGATAAACGGCTGTAGTGAGTATGCTACAAACTCTTTTCGACCATCGATAATGTTTTGATAAGTCATGCTGTTATTCATATCTGCGCTTATGTAATATGCAGGTACATTCATCGCTCTAGCAATTTGTGTAGCTAAATATTGTTGACTGTCGTTGTACATCATGTCCTTAGGACTAAAGCCTGTGGTTTCATAAGACAGTGTGCTAGTTAAATAAGCTGTAGATCTATTTTGTCTACTTTGTTTCCATTGTGCCAATAATCCTGATACTTGTTGCTCTGGTAGATCTGCGCCAGTATTTTTAATGTAACCACTTGGCATTGGAGTTGCGGCTGCTACGGCTGCGGCTTTTTCAATATCTAATGCGCTTTGTATTGTACGTGCAGCTGTAGTTAATACACCTTGTGTCAATCCCTGGAATGTGATAAGTGAACCAATACCAGACATAGGCGCTAATACGCCATCTACATAATACTCGTCTACTTCTGTACCAAACTTATTTGTTGTAAATGTAACTCTATTGTTTGCTACCCATTCAAAACGTGAAGGGCGCATATCATCTGCATATAATTCTGTTACTCGCCAATATGCAACACCATAAAATAAAAGACTATCGACAGTCCATGATATGGTGACGGATCTTGGTTGCCGATAGTCTGGTTGATCTATCCAAAGAGGGTTCCCCAACTCCTCACCACTAGACTTTTTGTAAAGTGCTAATGGCAAGTAAGAAACTACACCAGCTATAAGATTTCTGCAACGTGAAACGGCAGGTACTTGCATAGCAAAATTACGATCTAATCCACCAGGGAAATTACCAACACCAGTTGTAAATGAACCATAGCCATAGGCTGTGTCCATAATGGCAGGGGCGTATTGCGCTTGGACAGTTTCAGTTTTTTTGGTTATACCCAAAGCAGACAATAGACCCATATGTATACTTTATACCATAAAACGGACTATTGGTGCAAGTTAGACAAAGATTTGTGCAGTTTGTTGCGGTCTAGTTAATTGGCTTACGACCATGGCAAGGCTGATCGCCGCTGTCACATCGCCTGCTGATTTCCGTCTTATGATTCTCCACCCTGCGTCATTAGTCTTAGCTGCACAGTTATTAAGGTGCTGTACTAAGTCCGCTTGCCCACTATGTACTAATCTAACGTTAGCCAGAGCATCTGATAAGTCTGAACAGGCCTGGTAGAAAGCCTGGCCACTGCAATCTTCAATACGCCAACCACTTTGTTCTAATTTTGTGGCTAAAGTCTGTGTTGCGTACTTGTCAAATAGTATTTTGTGTGGATGATACTTCTTAGCCCACTCATTTATATCACTAGCCATCTTAACCTCGTCTACAGCTACTTCGCTTTGCCATAACTGGGCTAGACCTACTGCTATCTTCCCATCTTTTAATTGACCCATAACTAAAGCACCAGATCTTCTAGTAGGTGCAATATCAAAGGCCATTATAGTCATTGGCCCGACAGGGATTTCTAATGTGCTATCACTACATGCTTCGATAGATCCATATACCCATGGGCTTACTGCGCTATCTATCCACTGGCATAACATCTCAGTACGTGTAGCTTCTACGCTATTAGTATTTACAGCTTCTTCTAAAGTTTCTTCTGTTACTAAATACCCTAGTGCTGGATTAGCCATAGCCCAAGCCTTGCGATCATGTATCTTACAGTGCTGTGGTGCTGACCATTCGTAATAGCCTAAAGTTTCTGGCGGATAAGATAATGAACGTTCTTTAAGGTCATTAAGTACAGTGCTAAATCCATCACCTGCATTACTTGTCATAAGTGTCATGGAATTAGAACGTGCCCTAGTGACTGGCAGTGCAGCTGTAAAGGCTTCTTCTGACCATTCACGTAATTCGTCTAAATATAAGAAGTCGGCAGTCTTTCCACGTGGTGCATCTCGTGTAGCTGCGGCTATTTCGTAACGAGCACCATTCTTTAGGGTTATAGATTCTTGGCCATTAGCCAGGCGTATCTGTCTTACTTGATCTTTTAGAAATGGATTATCTTCTATTGTGTATGCAACGTTTCTAAAAGTATCTAATGCCATGTTGCGATTAGAGGACATGCCCAGTACATTCTTGCTATTCCAAATAAATAAATGTGCCAATATAAGCATGCGAGCTAGATGCGTTTTTCCTGATTGTCGACTTACAAGAATGAGCCCAGTCTTTTTTACGAACGTGCCATCTTCTTTAATAGTTAATAGATCTTCTAGTACCCAGCGCTGCCAGGGGATTAAAGGTAAACCGATCCTCTCAGCTAGATCGGCCACCTCATCCGCTTTGCTCTTACCTTTAAGTAAGGGCGTGTGAACTCTAGGCGTGGTACTGCCAATTAGCCCGACCCCTCTTTTGATCGGGATTATTTCTGCATCATTCTGCATCGAAGTTTAATGTTTCTGGTTTATTAAAAGGTGAATCTGGAACGATCTGGAGCGTCTTGGAGAGAGAGGTTTTGGAAAAGACAGGGGGGGTCGGCGTGCTATTAAAAAAACGACCGCCTTTGGCGCTGTTGTGTGACTTACACATGCTTTGTAGGTTGTCTGGACTCCACATGTCACCACCCTTACTTCTAGGTATGATGTGATCTACTGTATGCGCAGGCTTGTTACACACTACACACACCCAACCATCACGATCAAGTATCTGTATGCGTAGTTTCTGCCACTTGCCACTACCTATAGCTCTTTTACTCAATGCCATCCTTTAATCTTGAAATGATTTAATGCTTTACACATAGAACCATATCTATTTAGATTGTACTTGATACCCCAGTCTACTTGCTTAAAGCCATCTACCTTAGCCAAGTATCTAGACCTGCCTTGTGGTATGCCATAGTGTGAGCCGTTGCGAGCGCTTGGATTCCACCTACTCTCATGATGGTATAACTCATCTAAGCAATAGAACTCTGTGAATGAATGATGTAGTTTGATAAATGCATATTGCTTGTAATGAGTAGCTCTTGGTTTATCAGCAACGGAATAATCTTTTGAAAAGCAAAGGCTAAATGCAATTAGCATAGAGCTCACCCAAACTCTGCGCCTTCCGAGCCTGGCCTTGGGCGGCTCAGCTTTTCGATTTAAGATCGAACGCTTTTTTAGGGTATCACACATGTCAAGGATATTTCTAATTCTTGTAAGATAACCGCAGGTCAGACGGCGTGGCGAAGAATGGCACAAATTCATACTGATCGATCCAAGTACAATCATATCCAGCCTCACTCATTATTTACCTCTATCTCTATAAAGTACTCACCCTCGGTATAAATTGTATCCTTAAGCACAATAGGTGCTTTACGTAGGTCATCACCATGTAACATAATTAGATGCGAGCGCTCGCTGTTTAATATCACAAATATAGAATTATCTGTGGCGAATTTAAGCTTACGAGCTGGTATATGCATAGTTTTAAAAGGGAATCTAGCCCCTTTCCAATTATGCTTTACCTCAACTTCACAGCTGTAGTAATCACCTTCTGGATTTTTAAACAATAAATCTATCCCATATTGGTCAGGATTTACCCAGGCTGTGCAGCCGTTACTTTCAAGCCATTTAATCACCAACTCTTTAGCGTTATCATTGTCAGCGTATAGTTCTAAACTAAAGGGTTTAATCAAGGTTTAGAACCCCATCCAGTACCCTTTAAGATTATTCCAGGTGCTGAATACAGACGTGCCATATTTAACCCACATTTAGGGCAAAGCATCCCGCCATCATCCTCTTTATATGTCCTATGCACACTTCCATAAGTACCACATTCATTACAGCTATATTCATACGTTGGCATCATATTCTCCAATCAATAGGCAAGTGTGGCAAGGCAGTGTGTCAAACTGCCAAGCCCCACAGCTATTACATCTACTAACCTTGCTATCTTTAGGTGCATCTTTCTGCTCGGCTATATTCTTGACACCAACACAGCCACAATCCATGCACTGATACATCTTGAACCCATCTGGCATATCTGCCTGGTCAAGCCATAAGAACTCAGTGTTACGACTGCACCCATTACATTTGAATTTAGTCACG